TCTTTTGAAGATTGATGGTGATAAAGGAATCCTCACATCTTTTAGACCCGCTCTTGGTAGGTCAAACAATGCAGTAGATAAACTCTCTGTCCATGCTGGCATTCCTCCTTTTGGAATACTTGAAACACCTTCTGTGATATATCCCTTGAAAGATTTCATTTTATTTCTTTTTAGCCTTTTTGACAAGACCTTTTGCTTTATTTTTCGCCTTTTTAACAATTTTATCTACTTGCTTTTGTTTCTCTTCAGTTTCCTTTTCTATACGTTCTCTTTCTTCTTGTGCTCTTTGTTTTGCACCTTTTGTAATATTTTTTACATGATGTTTAATTTTACTAAAAAATCCCATAATTGCCTTTCATATTTTTGATAAGTTTTCATTTTTTCTTACTTCTAATTTTTACGATATATCCTTTACCACCATCTGCTGGAGTATATGTAAGTACTGTTTCACAATAGAAATCTTTTTTTGCATTATGAACCAGTACTTCATAATTTTCATTTCCCTTGGCCACGGTACTTCTTCCAACATTTTTTCTTATGTTTGTTTTTTGGTCTTGAATTAATTGATTTACCTATACTTGTCCTTTTGGGAGTTGGTTTTTTCTTTTTAAAAACCGTTTGTTTTCTTGGCTTCGCCATATATTCCTTATAATATTATTAATCCAACAGTTAAAACAATCGCAATCCACAACAATAAAACACTACACGCAAACAACTCTACTGCAAGAATTGTGTGATACCAAACCCATTTTGTTTCATATTGTTTGTCTCTTTCCAGTTCCAATTCAGTTTTTCCAGACGGAGGCGCAACCTCAGGCATCCAAAGTCTCTCCCATTTTTCTTTTGTGTTTCTTAAAAAACCCATTTGATTATTTACACTCGTTGCAAAGTTGTGGAAAATCGTGTTCTAAGAGAATATCAAAATATTCATTTATTGAATGATTTCTCCCATCTATTTTTGTAAATGATCCTCTATTTCTTTCTCCGCCCTCTTCCCAATCTAATGTTACTGGGTCTATCGAAATGCCGGAATGAAGAAAAGGCCAAGGAGGAACAAAAGGCACAGGATCATTCCTAAGAGCAACCCTGTAGTGAGGGGGCTCACTTCCAAAATAGGTCGTACTGACTTTGGGACTACCAAAAGTATAAATTTGAACATTATATCCATCATTGTTCAACCAGAGTCCTATAATCTGTGCTATTGCACCACCAAGTGAATGTCCTGTAAGATAAACTGTTTTTTCTAATTTATGCTTTGCTTTTATATCTGAAAAAATCCAATCAGAAGCATCTCTAAATCCACGATGTAAGTATACTGTTTTTAGTGCTAATTCATGTTTAACTTTTTGTTTAAAATCTTCAGCTGTTAAGACTTTGGGAGCATCTTGTTTACCATACCATCGTTTAGTTAGCCCATCCTCTTTCCATAACCTCGCATCTATATCAGTTCCAATATTTTTACCACCTGAACTTATAACATCAGTACCACGAAAAATTAGTATTGTAATACCATCAGTTTGCTTTACTGTATATGAAAATTCATTATTTCGTATACCAGAACTTTCATCTTTGTTATCATATGCTTCTTTACAATATTGAGCCATTTCAGTAAGTTCTTCTACTCTTACTGGTAATGTATCTCGATTTCCTGATCTTCCTTCTGGATACAAATATGCATTTAAAGAAGTACATCCACTAAGAAGTAGGACTGCTCCCATTGCGATGATGAACTTCCAATTCGTCCTTTTTCTTCCAGGCTGTTGCTCCAAGTATGGCTCCAAAACTTAGGTGGAACATCGCTCCTGCCCCTAACGTGAGAGGTTCCCATCTTGTCACACCTTCTGCTGCGCAATCGTGTATTGCACAATGATTTGCCATTATTAAATTCCATACCAAAGGAGCAATAAAAAAATCAACCAGGCAGATAAACAAATATACTATTCCTGCCCAATCGCGCCAATGTTTATTAATCGTGTTGTTTACACTCACTTTTTAATCTACTTTTCTCTCTTCTACCTCGGTTAATGCTCTCATCCTCAAATCCTTTAATCTTACCATCTTTATGTGATGCATCCTTTTTATCATTATTTCCGTATGTGCCTTTTTGTCTATTATACTTGTTTAATTCAGCACGGTACTTCTTCATTTTGGTAGAAGACTGAAACTTCTCATACTCATCCTTATAATCTCTTTGATATTCTTCAAAAGTTTTCATGGATATCCAATTTTCTTTAATTGATTAATAGTGGAATATGCATCAGTATGAAGAACTCCAATTCCGCCCGCCGCTTCAAATTCTCTAATATTTCCTGCATGGTCATCAATCAAAACATTGGGTCGTTTATCCCTACCATCTACTGCAAAATTTCTCTTATGCTTTCTTAGGACAATTTTCATTCTATCTGATGGAAGTTTAAAATGTTTCTTCATCCATCTAGTTTTATCCTTCCATGCCCTCTTTGCTACTGGACCTCTTTCTTCTCTAGGAACAGCTGTAAGCATGAATGGACTAAATTTTTTAATATATTTCCAAAGAATGTGAGCATCAGGCATTGGTGGCAATTGTAAAAACATATCAACTGGTAAATCATCCCAAAATTCATCCTTAAATTTTGTTCCAAGATAATCTGCAGTAAACTTAGTGAAATCTGCTACTACTCCATCCATATCACAATAAATTTGTGGACTATCAAATTCTACTAAGTATTGTTCAAACCTTTTCATTAAACCTCTAACTTCTGATTACTTGTCTTGAAATCTTTTTTCCTCATTACTGTTTTTGCAACAAGGTCTAACATACTACCCTTGAGATTCAATACAAATGGCATATTGACATCTGTTTCCATATCATGAATAACAGCCTGTGCGTCTGGATTCATCTTAGATATTTTCTTACCATGTTTCTTATAAGTTAAACGAAACAACCTAATCAGTTCTGCTTGATTAATAGGTTTCTTATTCCGTTCATCATTTACCCTGTCAAGAAAATGTCTGGTAAATTCTACATCAATTCCCAAAGAGGCAAATAATTTATCTGCATATTTTTCTATCTGGTCTAAATCAGATCTAGATACTTTTTCAGTAAGTTGTCTGAGTTTTAATTCTTTATCAAAAAGAATATCTCCCCACTCTTCTTCAGTAAATGTATATTCAGAAAATGATTTCATCTTATACATCACTTATTTCTCCACGAGCAGCGGAGTCCACCTTATCTTGACTCTTTGCCCACTTCTGAGCCTGTGCTTTGTTCTTAAATCCATTAGAAACTGGCATCCATTTGTTGTTCCCAACATGACCCATTACATACCATTTCTTGTCATTAGGGTTCTTGGAAACAATATACTTGGAATTTGCTTCTTCTAGATACTGTGAAAATGTTCTCACTTTCCAGCTCTTTTCAACATTGTTATTTTCTTTTTCCAAGCTGGTTTAGCCATCAGTTTTTCAATTTCTTGAATACCTTCTAACATTCCATGATAAGAACTCATTTTATTCTCTATCCACTCATAATCTCCACCCTTTGCCCATTTTAAAAACTCTTCTGATGCACGAACAAGTTGTTTTTTATATTGGCTCAATAACATTCTACCCCAACCTGAAATCTGAACTTCTGGATCTTCTGCGTCTTTAAGTGTTTTGGGTTTAGTATCCCAAATATATGCTTCTCTAGCCTCAGTAATTTTGACATATTCTTTAAACTTTTTTATCTCATATTCTTCAAACGCCAATACTTTTCTTCCAGATCGATCTAATTTTAAATTTTTAATGGTTTTAAAATAACGCTCAATGTTTCTTATTATGTCTTTGTTTGACAATAACCTTACAGCATTCCCCAAACGGTCCAAATAATCTTGAATTTGGTCTTTGGTAGGTTTATTAACACCCAATGTAAAAAATTCTTGTGTATCTTTCATTTTGTCATCCAACTTATGATAGAAGCCGCTACTGCTCCAATTGCAGCTGCAACAATAGATGTAATTCCCATAAGACGAGATTTCCATTGTTCTACTGAACGGACTCTTTCTTCTAATTTATGTATTGAATCGCTTACACGACGTTCAGATTTGCCGATTTCATCATGTATATTACCAGCTCGTGAATGTAAGAGTTTGAGTTCAGAACGAATCTCATCATCTACTTTCCGGTTTTCTTCCTGGCGGGAATTTAATGATTTAATTTCTACTGTCAGATCTACAATTCGGTCTGCGGTTGTGTCCAGTTTGGATAAAAGAGCATCAATTTGTCTCCCCCGAACTTCAACCTCTTGTTGTAACAGGCCGACTTGGAGCTTGACATCTTGGAGCTCTTCTGCCATTGTCCTATGCTTTGATAATTTGAGTTAATCTTAATAACTCTATACCTGCGTTAAGTGCTTCTTCAATTTTAGTTTCCACATCATCTTCTTCACCATCAGTACTAGTAGTAACTATATCAAATCTTTCTTGAACATAATCCACCAACTCATTCCATTCTGAAGCATCTAAATCCATAACTTCTGGAATTACTTCATCAATATCATCAATTGCTGGAGCAATTTTCTGTAGTGGTTCTATAAAGTTTAATCCATCTGACCAAGAAAACTCCCCATCTGATGCTGACTTTTTAACTGCTTCTGCTAATGAAAAAATAAAATCTAACAGTTCTTTGGTTTGTTGAATTCCATATTCTTTTTTATCTTCTGCCATTCTAACTCCTTCCATATTTGAGATAGAGCATCGGCCCATTCTCTCCATTTTGTAATATAATTGGTCGTCTTGGAAATTTCAGACCAAATTCTCTAATTGCCAATCCAATAGTATCATTACCAACATATGTTTCATATCTTGCATATTGTTTCTTTCCAAGTCTACACGCATGATATATGTCTGAATCTACAATAAATACATCTTTTCCAGCAAATTTTGTCATTTTAATTTCACCAATTAACTTCTTTCTAAGAAGTTTGGCTTTCTTTTCATCTTCTTTTTTCTTTGCAAAAGTAAGTCCAGTATCAAGTCCTGCGACACCAG